ACCAATCCTGTAAAAAGAGAAAGGCCGCATAGGGCCGCGTGTCCGCTGGCACACGAAGGTGCGCCAATTATCAATCTATTCCTAGTTTCTGTCTATCAAAAGCACACTGACGGTGGCAACAACATCCGCTGTGGTAACTTTAATTTTCAGCAGGTCACCAGCTTCCAGCACCAGCACGTTCGGGTTGCGGTCCCAGCCTGCTGCGAAATCAACAAACCCCTTTGCGGCGATGGTCTCGGCAGGGATTATGATATGCGTCCCCACGCCTGTTGGAGATATCACCACTTCCGCTATCGTTGAACCGGCGTTGCTGTTGGAGACCAGTATCGACTTCACCACCGCACTGGTTGCCGCAGGGACGGTAAAGACCGTCGTAGAGACGGTGCTGACCAGCGATGTAAGTGTTCGTTTATAGAGGTTTGCCATTAGTTTCCCATGAACCAAGTCTGCGCTTGATCTTTATCTTCACTCACAACAGGCGTGTATGTATTGTTTAGTTGAAAGATAACCTGCTCCAGCGAGCGCACTAGTTGGTCAAACTGCTCAGGGCTGTAAGACGCCTGCGTTGCGTTAGGCAGTCGCACGTTAAGGATTTTGCTCATCTCAAACCGTCCGGCTGAACGTCCACACGCATGGTGCCAAACCGCCACGTTGTGTCTATTGCGGTGCTCTCGATCTTCAGCGATATCTGCCTGCCGCGAGCACGGGTATCCACCTTTTCCGTGGTAGGCGTGATAGTGTACGGATCAAGTGAGCTGGGGCTGGCGGTGGCTTGTGGGAACGCACGCAGCAGCAGGTTGACCGTGAGATCTCCCACTTGATCTTTGAAGTCGGGAATGAAACGTTTCATATAGATCATGTCATCACCATCCCCGATGTCGAAATAACCGGACTTGATGTTCGCTGAAAGCGCAACGCCGTTGGCGTTTGCCCCTGTCTCTTGATTGTAGACGAGCGTGCGTCCGGCTGTCAGGCCGTAGATCGTAGAGATCGTGCTCGCCGTGCTGGTCTCGAGGTATTCAGTACCGATTGGTTTTGCATACGTGCCCGTGTTGACCCACGCGGTACGCGCCATCGTGCCGATTGACCAGACGTTTTCCAAGTAGTTGTACGTCACGCTGCGGTCGATGAAGTCGGAGGTATAGGAGCTATACCACCATGTGACCTCGTTAAATTGGCTGTTCAGCCCTACGAAATTCTTGGTTCCCTGCACCTGATTCAGGTCTTTAAAGACGTAATCCTGTACGGTGCATGCCAGTTTTTTGACAGTACCGTCGAACACGTAAAACGCATCCGTGCCCATCCAGAAGGCCACACCGTTAACGTCAATTGCTGCGTGAGGCCCGATACATCCGCAGTTGGCACTCAACTGCTGGAAGCCGAAGGTATAGGGAGGGCCGATATACTGCATGCCGTGCAGCGAGGAGTCGGTAAATATCAGGATCTGGCCGCGAGAGCGTATCGCCGTTCGGATGATACTGCCGTCCGAGAGCCGTTGACCGCCAGCCGTGTTGGTCGCGGATTCGACAAAGCTGGTGATGTCCTCTTGGTTCGAGAACCGCACGAACATCGGGTCTTGGCTGGTCGGATCACCCAGCGTTGTTTCGGTGCCTAAGCAGACCAAATGGCGGTCTGGGGTAGACAGCAGGGCAAAGGTATTTTTGCCCGGAGCACCTGCCAGCACTACAGCGCGGGTGCTGGTGCCGAGGCTTAATTCCCAGTAATACGGCGTACCGTTGACTAGCTGACACACAACGTCTTCGCCGTAGTTGTCGAACTGCCAGATTCTAGAAAACAACGCAATGCCAGTGCCGGGGGCACGGGGAGTACCCCAAGTGCCACCGCCCCACGGGCCAACGCCCCAGCCAAAATCGAAATAATTAACGTCGGAACCAATGCTGATCTGGTATGCGCCGACCACGGACCCGCCGCCATTGCCCACATCGCCAGCGGTAGCATTGACAGGCGCGGTGACCGTGTAGCTGTTGGCGTTAACGATGGACGTAATTTCGTATTCGCTATTCAAAATGGCCGCAGTGATGTTGCCGCCAAGCGATACCGCACCGCTGAACGTAACAAAGTCGCCTTGGATAGCGCCGTGGGAAGTGTCGGAAACAGTCAGAATAGGGGAGCCGTTGCTGGCGGCAAACGTCACAGCACCCGCACTGGTGGTCTCACGAATAGGCGTAATGTCGTAGTAGATACCGCCGGTCAGCACGTACAGCTTGCGGTCAGTGCCCACCATTGCGTAGGGGATACCGACAAGGTTGTTCCATGTGAAGATCTCAGACGCCATACCAACGAGGTATTGCGTCAGCGTAGTAAACTCTTCCCAGCCCCCTATTTTTTCGGGCAAGCCGTAACGGAAGCGAACATTGTCCGCATCGATCCAGCCGCCCTCAGCACCGTATTCGGTGTTTTGTTTATCGATGCCGGGGGCAAGAGTCAGTCTAAAATACGCCATGCCACAGCCTCAAATTACATCTTTTTGGCAGGACGTGTGCCTTTAATTGCGCCGCCTGCAGCGTAGCCTTTCTTAGCCATACCGCCAGCGGCCATGCCTTTCTTAGCCATGCCACCAGTAGCCATCTTACCTTTGCCATCTGCAGCAAACGCAGGCACTTTCTTGCCGTCTTTCATGGTCATTGCCATGCCGCCGGTTCTCATGTTTTTCATGTCCGCGTCTTTCATGGTGGTGCCATCGGGCATCTTGTGCGTACCTTTCGTAGCCGCACCGCCTGCAGCCATACCTTTTTTAGCCATGCCGCCAGCAGCCATCATCTTTGAGTTCATCATTTCTTTGTCTCCGCGTACAAGTTGTTAAAGGTTACATTGGGGTCCAGATACGAATCGTCCTGCTCTGCGCAGTGGATCCATTGACTGGGTTTAAAGTCAGGTGCGCCTTCTCCTGTGACCCAGTACGCGGGGCTTGTAACACGCACCCGATTGTTCGGCAAGGCTACAATATTTCCGGTCCACTTGCCAGCATCGGTCAGGATGAGGACGTGGGTCTGCTTGTGCTGCGCAGGGTCTTCGGCCACGTCGCTTTCGGCGTAGTCAACGGTAAACAAATAGCGGCCCTTGAAGAACTGATTGTCGATCTTGCACAGCCACTGGGACGGTTTTGCTCGGTCGAGAGAGATAATGCTGTGGTGGTAGGAGCTGCAGTCCCAAGGCTGCACAAAGTGCGTCTCCATGCGCTCGGGCCACTCCTCCAGCGGTATGTCACCGACCAGTGCAGTAATAGGCATACGTGCCCACATCGCCCCGCCGTGTACGTTGGGCTGACTGCCGTCGTCTGCTTCGCACCCGGTAAAGATAAGCTGAAACGACAGACACCGATCCGGCATCGTGGTGACTGCAACCGCCAGCGCATGGACGTACTCGCCGTGGTAGTTCTGGTGGCCGTTGGTAAACTCTTTGCGGACCCAGCACTTGAAGTATGGGATGTTGCTTATAAGATACATCTAGCCCCCGGACAAGAATAGCACTCTTTCAGCTTCTCTGCGACGCACAAGACCTTGCAGGACTTTGCCGCTAGACTTGTTCCACTTCAGGAACTCGTTTGCCGCGCCGTCGTAGTCACCGCGATTGTACTTCATTCTCAGGGTACTTGACTGAAGGTTGCCTAATCCCACGTTGAAACTAAAGCTGACAAGCGCGTCAAACTGAGGCTGACTATCATCACTAGCAGGACATAGTCGGGATACTCCATTCTCAAACCTCTGTAAATCTTGTTCAAGTAACGTATCAATTTCGTCATTGGCAAACACCCGATTGTGTTCAGTCCGCAGCGGGTATGCTGATCTCTCAGGCGTCTTTAACCGCGCTTGGTCTGGGTACAGCACGTGGCCGTAACCGACGGTGTAAAGCAACGCGGGGCATTTATAGGGCTGGTTGTGGCAGCCCTCAAAAGACTTAATAAGCTGGATGCCCGCTTCAGATATCTTCATTTCTTGCTGAAAGCCTGACTACCAAACCAGAATGCGATTATTGCCGCTAGTATCGACATCTCGTCGTCGCTAAAAACCATGTCCATCGCCATCGCAAATGGCACACCTGTGCTGTAGGCATACCAGATACCGGCTACATCTACGACCACCAGCAGCAGCACAAAGATGTACGTCACGATGGGGCGGACGCTGGCTCGCAGGTTAATTACCCACGTAGACGCACCTTCACCGATCTTCATGTCGTGTTTCCACACGGCTAGTTTCTCTTGTGCCTGTGTCTGCATCTCAATCTGCTCGGTCTTTATCTCTTCGACGCGGGCTTGGGCAATGAAACCTTCTTTGGCTAGTGCGATCTCGCGCTCACGGCCAGCAGCCATCAGAGCTAGTTCGTGCTTCTTATCGCCACGGTCTTGAACAAAGTCCAGCACCTTGGGCAGACCGCCAGAGGCAAAGCCCAGCAGAGTAGAGATCAAAGTCATCATTGCTTGTTACCTCGGCAGGGGGGTTCAGCATCGCCGTTACCAAGTTTTATCCCGGCAAGTAGCCCAATAAAACCCCCGATAATTGTTTGAAAAGCAGGGGAGATTAATTTGAATATTTCGGCGTTGTCGATGTTGTCAAACCAAAGGCCAGCAACCAACGCGACGACCATGACTAGGACAGAGACACACAGCGTAGCAGAGACCATCAGGGTTACGGCGAATGTCAATTTGCCTTTGATGTCACTTTCGTTCATTTGCTACCCCCTGAGTTTTTCAATGATACCGACAACAAACGCGACGAGCGTTCCGGTCAGACCCACGATAGCCGCAATCGTTGCGCTGTTCATAATGAAGTTTTTCATCTTGCGCCGCTGCGTCGCTTCAGTCGCGGTACGATTTTCCTTGATCTTCATTCGATCCCGGATCATGTCTTTGTACGCATCAACGCCATAACGGTAGACGATCAGCTCGCGCAGCTCTTTCTCTTGCTGCTCAATCTTTTTACGGCGCATCAGGTTCTGCATCGCCTCTTGTTCGACAGAGCCTTTGTACAGCAGCTTCTTGAATAACGGGGGGTTCTTGGCTTCTTCCTCGGCTGCCTTTACGTCCGCAACAGCACCAAACCAGCTTCCCAATTGGCCCCCCATGTCTTCAAGCTCACGGCCCATCTCAATGCCACGCTTGATCGCATTGTAGGCACCTGTGGCAATTGCAAAAGCGGAAACAGGATCAATCACCGCCGCCCCCGCCGCCAAGTTTTGCCCACGCACCAAGCATCAGCAAACCGAGCACGAACATCGTCCCTGCACGGGCAACGGTCTGCCAGACAACCTTCTTCATGCCGCGCCAATCGGTAATCAAGGAACGTAGATCACGAACATCGTTGCCAGCGTCCTCATCGTGGAGGCCAACCTCCTTGAGGACGGATTTCATTTCTTCCCGCACGATTTGGCGTAACGCTATTTCGTCAATGAGCATCGGGAGTCCTCAACTAGCTTGGTAATTAAATCTACGTAGTACGTAGGGTAATCGCACTCTGCCGTCACTCGCACATCGTACTGCTCAGGCGGGACAAAGAGCCGATTGGTATCCTCAAAGCGCCCTGCTTTAATGCGATCTACCCACACTACGAAGTCAGCATTAAACACCTTTCGGGTGGTCTCAGTGGGGCAAACAAAGTCTGCAATAACGTGCCCATACTTACCGGCTATGTCACACAGGTGCCCCATCCTGCGGGCTTGCTCGATCCTGTCCTCAAAGCTAAAGCCAAGGTCTTTGTTGATGTGCTTGCGGATGTCGTCGGCGTTAAAGTGCGGACACCGCAGTCGTTCTGCCAGAGCCGTTGCCAGTGTGGTCTTACCGGCGTTAGGTAGGCCCATCACAAGAATCTTCATGTGTTTACCACTCGTTTGACCAGTGCCGCAGCCCTGACTCGGCGTAAAATCTGCGCTTCTCTTGTTCCCAATCTAGGCCCAAGTTCTCGCCCCGGTATACAATTGTATTATAGGGCGGCTCTTCTCGAAACGTCTTTATAAACCCGCAGTTATTCATAATGTCTCTGACTCGGTCAAAGGCTGTAGTGCCTAAATCCGTGTTGAGCATTTCCCCGGTTAAAATCTTTGTCACCGCATGCATGTACGTTTGCGGCCCCAGAAAATAAACGCTTGTATGCCCCTGACTCAGCCGCTCTATGTACATCTGCGCGGCCAAACGATAGGCCGGATTGTGTGGCGCAGTCATCATAAAGTCGTGGGAAAAGTCGTAGTCGCGGTAGGTGGGCAAGACCCATTTTGTGTTCTCGTCCACCAGATCATTCAGTGGCGTGTCCACAAACCTATCGATATCCATGTACAGCCCACCCTCTTCGTACAACTTTATCAGCAGCCAGAGGTCGGTCTTTTGCACAACGTGCTTGCTGGCAATCAGCTTATACACCTGCGGCTCTAACTGGGTTTTAAGG